TACTTTGAGGACGATGCGTTCATAAATGGCGTTGGTGGTGGTCAGCCGGTCGGTATTATCAATGCCGATGCACTGGTGACCGTAGCCAAGGAAACAGGCCAAGCGGCAACGACCATCGTCGCTGAGAACATTGATAAGATGTACTCCAGGATGCTGCCAAGCTCACGAGCAAATGCCATCTGGTTGGCGCACCCCGACACGCTCCCCCAGATTGTCGCCATGTCCCGTGCGGTGGGTACGGGTGGGTCTGCGGTGATGATGAACAGCATGGCAGGTGCTGCGCCGGCAAGCCTGTACGGAAGGCCACTCATCATCTCGGAGAAATGCCAGACGCTTGGAACCGCCGGCGACATCTACTTTGTAGACCTGTCGTACTACGTTATAGGAGATAGGCAGTCCATCAGCATGGCAGCTTCTCCTCATGTAAGGTTCCAGAACGACGAGACGGTGTGGAGATTTACCCAGCGTGTGGATGGTCGCCCCTGGATTGAGTCTGCACTTACCCCAAGGAACGGCAGCAATACGTTGAGTCCATTCGTGGCTCTCGCAACCAGGTCATAGGAGGAATCATGATTAACACAATCGAGGCTCCAGGCGGTGCGGGTCTGAAAGCGGTTTGCCCCCATTGTGGCAAGGCCGATTATGACCAGCACGAGTACCCCAAGACTTGCAAGAGGTGCGAGGCACCGATGGATATACGGGCTGCAAAAGAATGGGCCGAGAAGCTGGCTTAGTGGTGCGGAGTCTAGACAACTCTGACACGAACAAAGGAGAACTATGTCTAACAGATTAAGCGAACACGCAGATATTGACCTGATGGTCGAGCAGGATATCGGTGGAACAAATGCCCAGAATGATGGCGGTTGGTTGAGCATGAAGAACTATGCCAGGGCATTGTTTTACGTAGAATTGGGGACGTGGGATTCGGGCGATGACCTCGACGAGTGCCGAATCCAACAGGCCACCGACTCCTCCGGTACGAGTGCCAAGGATTTGACCACGGATGAGTCGGGTGGCAATTACGATACCGATAATCCAATTGACGCCGACGGCGATTTCGTCATCATCGAGATACGTGGTGAGGACATGGATGCTGACAACGGTTTCGACTTCATCCGAGGCTATGTCGCAGAGGGTGGCAACAGTGGCGTGGATAATGTAATGGGCGTACTGATAAGGTACGGCTATGCGTATCCCAAGAAGGAACTGCAAGGCGCAGCCAGCACCGGCTCCCAGGTCTACGTGAGTACCGGTACGTAGGATGGGTAGGGCAATCTCTGGAAGCAAGCTCAATATCCCTGGGGGTCTGGAGCCGCTAGAGTGGGCTAATGAGGTCTGGGGTGTCATGGATGACCAGGGCGTTAGAGAGAATGATGCGAAAGCAATCGTGGCTGCTCGTTATGCAAAGGCAGCGGAGCAGCCGCCCAGGGATAAAATGGTAACTACATCTCGCAACAAGGGAGTGATAAATGGCTGACACAAATACCAATCGCCAGCGACTAACCGAAGTCGGGCAGCTTGGCTTCCGAGTAGATAAGGCTACAGCCTCTCTGCCGCAAACCACTGATGCAGCGTTGTTCACCATCACCGGCGGCAGGATTTATATGACTGCCATTATCGGCGAGGTGACGACTGTCATGCAGACTCAGGCGAACAACACCAAGCTCGTGTTCAATCCTACCGAGACGGGTGCAGACCAGGATATATGCGCCGTCTTGAATACCTCTGGGGATGCCGTAGGCACCCTCTACACGATAAGCGGCACCGTGGGTGATGCGCTGCGTGACGACCTGTGGATTGGCATTAGCATGACCTATCCGATGATATTGTCGGAAGGGGACATAGAATTAAACTGCGCCGCCTCTAACACTGGGTCTGTGAGTTGGACGATGTTCTATTATCCACTCGACACAGGCGCAACCGTAGCGGCTGCATAAGGAGGACACATGACGACTGAAACAGAACAGGAACCCGCTGAAGAAGGGGTTGAGGCTACTGAGGAAGAAGCCACCGAGGAGTCCCAAGAAGAAGCCGGTGACGAAGCCTCAGAGAATGAGGCTGAAGGAGCGTAAGCGATGGCAGGGACGATAACCGAAGCCCTGACTAGTGGGAGGCCACCAGTCAAGGTCATTACCCTTACATGTACCGGAGATAGCTCTGATGGTTCATTCCCAGCCACTGCTCTCACTAATATCCCGCATAACGAGGTCGGTGGTCGCCTGTTGCAGATTGCCACCGACCCTGGGTCTACCGCCCCCACAGCCAATTACGATATAACGGTTACCGAAGCTGGGGGCGCAGACCTCCTGTTGGGGGTAGGTGCCAACAGGCATACGTCCGCATCTGAGGTGGCGGTCACTGAGAGCAATGGGGCGTATGCTGTTTATGCAGGAACAGATACGTTGACGATTAACATTGCGAACTCCTCCGTCAACGACGCAACCATCGCAATTAAAATCTACTACACAGAGGGTGTGTAGAGGCTTCTATGTCCTGGGAACAACTACAAGCGATACTCCAGGAAAACCGTCAGGAGAGGAACACCGTAGACACAACGCCTCCGGTGGCCTGTCCTATTGATGGGGCCATCCTGGAGATAGGGCCGAAGGGGATAAGGAATTGCCCCTTGGGAAACTTTCGGTGGACTGGATAGGGCGTTAGCCCTCCCTGCTCGTCACAACTGAATAGGTGGCACCGCCCTCTTAGAAAGCAAGGAGGCAGAAGTGTCGAACTGGTATACCACACGTGAGGCCGTCAAGCGTGCGGGTAGGATAAATGGCGTCTTGAATGATGTGCAGGTTGACCGAGTAATAGAATCGGTCAGCCGGCAGATTGACCTATCTACCCGCCGGTTCTTCATACCCCGCACAGAGACTCGGCTATACCGTTGGCCCCCCACGCAAACCTCCCTCTTGACCGTCCTCTGGCTCGACCAGGATTTGCTATCTGTGACCACGCTACAGAGCGAGGCACAGAACACCACCCCGACCACGATATCCTCCAGCGACTACTACCTGGAGCCGAACAATCAAGGGCCACCCTATGACCGTATAGAGATTGACCTGTCCAGCACTGCGGCTTATCAATCTGGGGATACGCCTCAACGGTCTATCAGCGTGGCTGGCTCCTGGGGCTACACCTCCACCACCCGCTCTGGCGGGACTGTTGCCAGTGGTCTGGACTCTGACTCTACTGCCACGACCGCAGTCTGTTCGGATGCAAGTCGCATCGGAGTGGGGGACACCCTGCTCATACAGAGCGAACAGATATTCGTCAGCGAGAGAGACTTTGCCGCTCTCGATTCCAAGCTCACCGATGGCGTGCTGACTGCTAATCAATCAGAGGTCACCGTCACCGTGGATAGTAGCCACGGCATAGTTGCTGGCGAGGTTATACGAATAGAGTCTGAGCAGATGTTTGTGGTGTCTGTTGCGACGAACGACCTGACGGTAATCCGTGCCTATAACGGCTCTGTTCTAGCCGCTCACAGTAATAATACGGCTGTCCACATAAACCGCACCCTGACGATAGAGCGTGGGATAAACGGCACGACGGCAGCTACCCATGCCGATGCCACATCCATAACCCCTTACGAGCCACCACTGGACATCCAGAGTCTCGCTATAGGAGAAACCCTGGCGATGGTTGCCCAAGAGGAAGCGCAATGGGGTCGTACCGTAGGGCCAGGGGACTCAGCAAGGGACTTCACAACCTTAGACTTGGCTGCTCGAAAGCATCGGACGGTTGAGTATTACAGCCGAGTCAGGATGGCGGTGGTATGAGTCCCAGACCTGGCATTGATGTGGAAGTTTCTGGGCCGTTGTTTAAGAAGGGCGCAAAGATTACTAGAGACGCTATGGAAGATGCCGTGCAGGAACTCATAGAAATCGGGGAGGGCCGGCTGTTTGAATTGCTGCGTCCGAAGCCAATGGGTGTCTTCTTATCAGAAGCCCAGGCACGACCAGATAGGGTATCGGTGGGTCATTATAGAAGGAATCTTCATGGTGAACCCCAAGGGCTTACAGGGCGCATAGATGATGGAGGGGTGAGATACGGCCCTTGGCTGGAAGGCACCAGTAGTCGCAATCAAACAACACGGTTTCCTGGATACGGGACGTTCCGTAGGGTGGGCCAGGAATTAGAGAAGAAGTCCGATGATGTGCTGAAG